ATCGACTTGAACAACAAGTTCACCCATCTGTGGCAACTTGTCTGTAGATGGAAGATAGTCATCGAACCTACGATTGCGGCGACGCCATGTCTGACCCTGCATCACACATGAAGTCATGTGCTTCTCAAGGATGTCATACCAAGGGGTCTTGACCTCAAGTAAGTCAGCAACCATCTCGGCTAACTTACCACTCAGCTTGCCACGCATCTTGGCAGCTTGGGCAGCCTCAGCGATCTCGACTTTGATCTGGCCCTCGATCTCCTTGATCTCATCAGGTGTCAGTGGCCTACCGTTGCCGTCCACACCCTCACCAAAGATGATGTCGATACCAGTGCCACCGGAGCCGTCTGGGTTGTCAGGTAGCTCGTCATAGATTTGCTCAGTGGTCTTGTCTTTGGAGCCCTTCATGTCCACAGTGTTGGGGATACGCTGGCCTACGTTGCTGTCGTCGAGGGTGTCGTTGATCCAAGCATCGCCTGCATAGTTCCACTTCTTACGATCACGGGCACCGACACGCACAGCATGCTGGCCAATGACATGGCCTACCTCATGGCACAAGCCCCACACGATCTGCGGCACAGTCAACGACTCGATGAAGTCTTTGTTGTAGTAGATGTTCGCACGGGCATCGACTGCCAGTGTTGGTATGTCCTTGGTCTCGATCAACTTGCGACGAAGAAGAATCGCTGCAAAGAATGGATGATCTAGCACGATTTGTGCTTTTGCTTTGTCTAACTTACTTGCCATCTGCTTGCTCCAGTCTTTCAATTACACACATTGCTACCGCGTTCTCGAACGCGATGGGGGTCAGATTCACATCTTGCTTCTTGTTACGCCGCCACACACGCTCACTGCCATACCCACTGCTCTCGATGAGAACAATGCTTGGCTTAATAATCTCGTACACAGATGTTGGAATCATGAATGTAGAGTTGATAGTCACGAACCCAGATGGATGCGCTACCTCTTTGCGGTGTATGGGTGCATACACAGGTTGTAACTCAATATCTTTCATGAGCTTGTAGATACGCCTTGCCGTACTGAACGGCCTAAACACTATGTCGATCAGTCTCATTGGCTTTCTCCTTGATTCGTATGTTGCCTTCACTGTCACGCTGGATGTCTAACTCTGCGTCAGCAAGTCCTTGCATGACTTTCATGAGCTTGCCAAAGATCATGCTCAGTTCGTCGTACCTGAGTACGAGTCGTCGTTGGTAGTAGAGAAGCGCTAGGTTGATACCTAGCGACAAGCACAGAGCATCGAAGTCTGTCATGCTGCCATCCCAAACATGGCCATCTTCTTGGCGATCGCATCGAGCTTGATCGCAGCCTGCTCACGCACCACTGGGGACTCACGCAGTGAATCCTTGTTGAAGTTGTACGCGTCGATCGCTTGCAGCAACGTGTCAGCCATGTCGTCCACATCAGCATCAGCGTTCACGTTCAGCGCCTTGGCACGCCGTAAGCCCTCGACTACGTTCTCAACCGCAGTGTCACGGAAGATAGCACCCTCAGTACCGATCGGCTTGTTGAGCTTCTCGACTAAGTGTTGCAACGGTTCGAGCATGCCTTTGATTACCTCAGCACGAGCACCTTGGGACACCTGCTCCATTGATGCGTTGAACTCGGCCATATCGTCGTCAGAGATGTCGAACAAGAAGTGCTTAGCATCGGGCAGTGGAGTGAAGCGCAAGTCGAAGCCCATCTTGCTACGGAACTCATCAGCCGTTGGGTAGTCGTCAACCTTCGCCGCACCAGTGTTACCCAATGCACGAGCCTTGATGTCTAACTGCACATAGTCGTCATACTTGGGCATGTATGTGTCGAGCATGTTGTCTACCTCTTGGATACGTTGGCGCATCTCTGTGGTGTAGTCGATGTACTGTGCGTTGGGCAGCAGTCGTGGGCCTTTGTCAATGTACGCCAGTGTGTGCGCTTTGTGATAGGTGTACACCTCGCTAGCCTTAGTCATGATGCGATTGATCGGGTTGAGCTTGTCACGAAACAGTTTGCGGTTGACCACCAGTGATGTGTCATCCATCTGATTCTGAATGATGAGCTCAGCCGTTACATCGCGGCGCGTTAAGTTTGCTCGGCGTACTGTCAGCTTGACCAGCATTGCTTTGCTTGAGAGTGTTGTCGGTTGCATGTGTCCTCCTAAAATTCAATGTTGTCTAAGTCGAGTTTGTTGCTCAGTTTGTAGTCAGCGTGGAAGGCAAGGAACATAGCTCCAATCTTCTCGGGTTCAAGTGACTCACTGATATACAACTTGCTGGCCTTGTCTGCCCTAGCCCCTTCAGTCACAGGGCCAGTAATCATCAGCCCTCCGTTGTCAGCGAAGGCTATCTGTACGAAGTAGCGCACTGCCATCGTTCATCCTTACTTGGGTAAACACCCATGCTTTCGCAGTCTTCACATCGAAGAACTCCATGCGGTTGCCTGCATCGTTTGGAACCCACGCCGTGTATGCCGTGGGGCCTGACTTCATGATGTATCCATATGGCGGTGGAACTAGGTAGTCCCGTGTTTCCTTGGGCTCGTCGGGTTTTTCTCTGAGTACCCAGTCGGCTATGCCATATGATTTCGTCCATTCATACTGCATCGTCCATCCTTACTAGGGCTATGCCCATTGCTTTGGCTTCTTTGAGCGTTCGGTAGTGCCGCACCTCGTTAGAGTCGTTGAGTACGAGCTCCCATACCTTATCTACCTTGCGTATCTGCGCCTTGGGTAGGTTGTACCAAGCCTGCCGGTCTTCACCAGCCGCACACAGCTCCCAATACATGGTGATAACTGCGGGCTGCTTGTAGCTGGTATACGGCGTCTCAAACCACTCAAGAGAGGACATTGGCGTTCTTGACCGCCCACTGCACGAAGGCTTTGGTGTTGACGATCTCAGGCTTCAACTTCTTGGAGTCAAGCACACACATCACTTGGAACTCAGGAGGCATGCGGCCAATGTACTCACACACTCGGTCGAAGTTGTCTTTGGACACACGATGAGCCAGCGCACCAGTCAAGGCAAACAACACGGGCATGTCGTCAGGCACATTGGCTTTGGCAGGGTTCATCAAGATGCCGTCGATGTCAGGCAGGTTCTCAAAGATACGCTTGAAGCCGGTGTACTCGGCAGCCGCACCCTCACCCACACAGCCAGAGATGTTGGCGTAGTACAGGTCACTCGTCATTGATGGGTCAACCTCATTGGCCATTGCCCACGAACGAGGCGTTGGGTTGATTGTGCGGTTGGGATCGAAGTCAGACAGCATGTTGGGTCGGAAGCGCAAGAACTGAATCATCTCGACTGCGATGTTGTTGTTCAGAGCCCAGTCGCACCAGTCGTCCAAGTTCTCGTCGAACGTCAACGTCTGCATACGATTGCCCAGCTTGGTACTCATGCGGGTGGCACCAGACTTGTCCTCGGTACGGTTACCTGTTGCAATGATGAACAACTTGGGATGCAGCTTGAGCTCGCCAGCATGTCGGTCAAGGATGACACGGCACAGTGGGTTCTGCATGGGGATGGGCGCATCGGAGAGCTCTTCGAGAATCAATGCACATGGTTGGTCAGTGCCGTCGTCACGGATGCGATAGAACTCGGCTGGTGGAATCCACTTGCTGCACTCGCCGTCAGTCTTGGGCAAGCCCATGATGTCCACTGGGTCACGCAACGATGGGTTGAACTCGGTGATGCGCTCGGGAGCGATGTTGAGATGGCTGACAATGTCACGGGCCAGAGTTGACTTACCGCCACCGGGCTTGCCGATGATGTTGGGTACAAGCACGTTGCCTCGTGCGAAGTTGGCTAAGACGGACTGTTTGATGTCGCTGTACTTCATGATTTACTTTCTAAGTGAGTTGATGAGGTGAGGGGTTAGTCGATTCCTGCACGTCCCCTCGTACATGCTTGGGCTGTTGCTCGCTGATTTCGTCTCTTGGGGGGAGCAAGCAACCACGATGCCAGTCACATCGACCAAGCTAGACAACGCGATTCATGAACCCCCCTCTAATGTTCTTGCGGCGTGATAGGTGACGCGAAGTCACGCTCATGCAGAGTTGGTTTCTCTAATGCCGCATTGAGTCGTGCGACAAGCATGTGCAATTCCTCCATTGCCTCGCCGCCCATGTATGGGTTGCAGTACGCATCAGGACGATCTTCGTCGTCGTAGTACACCTCCCTGAATGTGAAGTAATCGTCTCCACCATTCTCCGATGGGCAATTAACTACTCGGTGGTTCCAGTGCATCATGGTCTCCAGATAAATATGTCCATGCCTAGGACGACAAGCGCAAGCCCTACAGCTATGCACCAGATGATTTTGAATTCGGTTAGTTCTTCAGTTGGTTTCATTTGCTTCCTCCAATCGTTTGTTGACCATGTGCGCTATGTACTCGTCAGTGATAAGGTCAGCACTATTGGCCAGTTTGGTTGTGTGTGCGGCTACGCGATACTGCCCATACCATTGACCGCTTGTCACCAGTGCGTGATGCAGCGTCACTACCCAACACTTCACACCTTTGGTTACGTGGCCTGTGTCTTCTACATACTCCCAAGTTGCATGGCTTGCGTCATGCCGCCGCACTAAGTCCATCAGGTATATCTTGGGTCTCATATACACACCGCACCGTGTATGTACTGCACCTCATACCCAAGGGCCATGATGTGCCTGACTGTGTCCAGCGTCAGTGTCTTGGTGCCTGCGATCTGAGCGAACAGGTGCGCTTGCTCGTTGTGTGGATACAACGCTTGGTTGCCGTAGTTCTGTTTGACTTTGAGTTGTACGATGTTATTCATTGGTCTAACCTCCGTTTCCACAGCTCCGCGATGCACCAGTCTTTGGCTTCTTGGAGTGTGTCGTGTGTGTAGTGGTAGGCACGAATTTCCTTACCTCGTGGTTGGGCTATCTGACTAGGCACCGTTGCCGTGTATCCGCTATCCCCTTTGGTAATGAAGGCGGCATAGTAGGGTTCACCCTCAGCGTCCATACTTGTGTATGTATAGAACGGCCTGTTCTCACCCGTGGCTCTGTGTGGGATGTGTGTTTCCCATGTCACACCTTGCCCCCGCCCTTGTGGGATGAGTTGAGTCCATGGAGTAATGACAAGTCTGTCACTAATATATAGTTTGATTTGGGCATGGGCACGACTGTGTGCTTTACCTTACGGGCTTGGGTTTCCCCGCATCCCATACAGGTGGTGTATCCAAGGCGGGCGCGTGGTGGTTCTACACGGACGGCGTAGCACTTGGTGCAGATTAAGTTGTGTGTATGTGACATGCTTGGGCCTCTGGGGCGTGATAGGTGACGTTAGCTCCAGATTTCTCTGTATCGAGCCATGATTGCATCGTCCAGCGATTCCAAGACTTCGTCTTCGCTGATGTTGAGGTCGCACACGTACTCGTCTTTGTCGTCCATGAAGTCCAAGGGTTGGTCATGGTTGGGGGTGATGATCAAATAAGTCAGCATGAGGGTTATCCCTTATAGACAGTTGAAAAAAGAGTTATATACTTCTGCGTACGCAGAAGCGGTGATGAGGGTTTTAGGCCAAACGAGGCGAGAAGCCCAGTGAATTTAGGGGATGTAGTATTTCTTCTACGTGAATTTGCTGGAATTTGAGGGGATGAAAAAAACCAACAAATTTGAAACCCTTATAAATCAACGACTTACGTTGAATTTGTGAATTTGTTGGGATTTCCAGAGGGTCAGACGGGTTACGCGATATGTAATGTATTGTGTGGATTACGCGGCGCGTCACACACGATATAGATTTCTCCCCTTCTATATCTTTCTGGTTCAAAATACATAACAAATCGTAAAATCGTAAAATTCCCCTTGGCCAACCCGCATGGTTAAGCCATTCCTTGAATTTGCTGGAGAATTTGTCGGTTTGCTTTTTGGACAATTCCAACAAATTCACATTGTGCTGAATTTGGAGATGTTGCGGCGCGCCACAATGTGGACTTCGCCGTTGGTGCCGCCCGACCGCATCGGGCTGCCATTGAACCCGAACACTGGAATGGACGCATAGCTAGACGATTGGCTGACGCCTGCACGTTGAGGTGGGCCGCCCATGAAACGCTGGGGCAAACTAAGTGGCACGAACTTGTCGCGCTTGATTGACTGGGGCATAGTGCCCGGATTGACGAGATGGATACGTGGCTGAGTACGCATGATTACCTCCGATGCTGCCGACTATGGGGCGTGATAGGTGCGCGGAAAAAAGGTCGGGGGCTTGCGCCCCCTTCCCTTACTCTGCATCCGCTGGGATGTTGACTCGCGTCTGCATGAGCTTTTCCATGTGATACGCGGCTGCTTCGCGACCGAGTAACTCCATGAGTTCGCGATTGCGAACTGTGATGTTGGCGTCCTTAACCTGCGACTCCATGCGCTTCATGAAGCGATCAAACGCTTCAGAGATGTCAAGCACGCTAACCACGGCTTCTTCAGGCTTTGCTTCTTCCCATGGTGTGGCCATGAGAATGTCTTCACGATCCTGTGACCATGTGCCACGGCGATCGGCGTCAAACGCGAATTTGTCCTTACCCTTGGGCAGGTACATTGGGCCATTGGTCTCGAACCAAGCGCGGAGTGATGCGCGGCGCATACCCTTGCCGAGTGCGTCAACCAATTGATCGCACAGCGTAATGTCGCCATGCTTTACAGCGTGTTCAATGCACCCAACTGCGGTCAGTTGAATGTCGGCGACTAGCTTTTTGGAAGCCTTGCCGATTGAACCGATGTTCTTGAGAATTTGAGCTTTTTCCATGATGTTTCCTTGATAAATGAGTGAATAAGGTGTACGGAATTTGCGCCCCGTATTGTTGGCGCAACAGTTAGTTTGTTGATGGGTACTGTCAAACCCCGATATACACCTTGGTACTGAAACCTTTGGCGGGTGGAAAATACACCCATTACGCCTGCTGAGCAGGGTGCAACATGATGGCCGGTGTCCCATTACGGGTTTTGCACGTCCAACTATTTGCGCGGTGTCGGCTTCAATCGTCCCACCACTGGCGTAATTCCAGCTATGGGTGATACACGTACCCCCGCCCGCTTGTTCACGTTATTTCACGATGGATAGCGATGCTTCCAATAACAGCCCGCATCATGCAAATGAAATGAGCCGTTACATATACAGCCCGCATCATGCCAATGGGGGTACGGGGGGTGGGGGGAGGGACACGGGCCAAGCGACCCCGCGCCTACCCTTACGTATCGCTCACATCGCAAGACCAGTTTTTCACTACATACACACATTCGCCACACCTCCTAGCAGCCCAACCCGCCATATACTCCAAACCGTACAGCTGTCAAACCGGCGTAATGGGAACGGAGAACTTGGTTATTTTCCGGTTTTCATTCCAAGGCCAACGAAATGGCAGGCGAGCTTCTTACCCATTGCTGTACTCCATAACCTCGTGTACCATACACACGTCACCCACCAACTAGGAGTTCTCCATGGCCAGCAAAATGCCCTCAGCCCTCATGGCTAAGTTCAAAGGTAAAGAGTCCAAGAAGGAAGAAAAAGCTGAGAAGAAGATGCCTCCAGCTATGTACAAAAAAGGCGAGAAGATGGAAGAAGCCAAGATGAAAAAAGCTGGCAAGCCCGTCATGAAGGGTAAGTACTGATGACTACCAAAAATTGGATCGCCGGTGCTACCAAGAACAAGGGCGCACTGCACAAGAACTTGGGTGTCCCCCAAGGTGAAAAAATCCCAGCCGCTAAGCTAAAAGCCGCGGCAGCTAAGGGTGGCAAGATTGGCAAAGAAGCCCGCTTGGCCGAGACACTCAAGAAATTGAAAAAGTGAAGCGCTACAACTTCTTCCTACCCGAACAGGTCGTGGATGCACTGCGCAAAGAAGCGGAGCGCACTGGGCTGACCATGTCTGAACTGATTCGCCGTATCCTGACCGACGGGTTGAAGAAGTATGAGCCAAAAGGTCTGGTGTGCCCAACGTGCAATGTTGACCGTACAAAAGCGCCGTGCCCTAAGGGGGCTTCGCTTGACTGCGGCATTAAAGTTGTAGCCCTATGAATGACGCCTTAGACCACTTCGCGGAGCACACAGAGTTCGCCCTGTCGCCCACAGCGCCAGAGGCCCATGTCACGTTGGATGTGCCACCCCAGCTAGTCTGGGAGTGCGCCGCAGGACTGGAAGACCCTGACTCCATCGCAGCACGGTTCGGTTTCACAGATGCCAAATGGGAGCGGCTCAAGCAGTGGCCCCCGTTCATTCAAGCCGTGCAACAGCAACGCGCTGAGTTTGAGCGTAATGGCATGACGTTCCGGCTCAAGGCCGGTCTGATGGCTGAGGAAATGATGAGCCAGATGTTTAAGCAGGCCATCGCCAACGACACGTCAATCATGCAGAAACTGAGTGTGTTCAACTCACTGGTGGACGTCGCGGGCTTGAAGCCTGACAAGAAGGCTGAGGCAGCCAGTGTGCAGTCGGCTCCAAAGTTCAGTATCACGATCAACATCCCTCAGACGCCGGGGCCAACACCGATAACCATAGATGGATAATTTCAACGTCGAAGCCACAGTATGGGAACCTGATGAGCCCCATGAGGTAAGTATTGCCCGTCTCAAGGCTATTGCAGCTCGTACTGGTAAGCCCGGGTTCAATGAATTTGGAGTTCCGTGGCATGCGTGCGCGGAGTACAGACACGATGCTCACTTTTGGTCGCGTATTGCTTGGATGAACGCCAATGGCTAACCTAGTCTACACACCGCCGCTTTCAGTTGTGCCGTTTTTGACGGCGGACAAGTTTGCGAACTTCATCGTGGGCCCGGTGGGTTCGACCAAGACGACCGCGTCGCTGATCAAGATCGGTTATGAGGCTGCACGCATCAAGGCCAGTCCGGATGGCATACGTCGCAGCCGGGCGGCGGTCATTCGTAACACCCGTCAGATGTTGTGGGACACGACCATCCCAGACTTCTTGAAGTGGTACCCAGACGGAGAGGCAGGACTCCTTGAAAAAACGAACAGTAAGTTCTTGCTTAAGTTCGATGATGTCGAGTGTGAAGTGCTTTTTCGGGGACTGGATGACGCAAACGATGCTCGTCGCCTGTTGTCTTTGCAGCTCACCTTCGGCATCATGGACGAATTTCGTGAGATCAATCCTGACATTTACAACGCTCTTACTGGCCGCTTGGGCCGTTACCCCGACAAGACTATGAACGGCGTGGGCGCTTGTGATGACAACGGCAAGCAGATTCACAAAGTGTGGGGCGCTACCAACCCGCCCGACGCTGATACGTTCTGGGAGACGCTGCTCAACGATCCGCCAGACAACATGCACGTCACCATTCAGCCGTCAGGTTTGAGTCAGGAAGCTGACTGGGTGCAGTACCTGCCAGATGGGTACTACGAGAACTTGTGCGAAGGCAAGTCGGAGGACTGGATCGACGTCTACGTACACGGCAAGTTCGGACGATCGCTGTCGGGGCAGCCCGTGTTCAGGGCGTTTGACAAAGAGACACACGTTGCAAGCCAGACGCTCAACCACATCAAGCTCCAGACCCACCCCCTCATCATCGGGATGGACTTCGGTCTCACACCTGCATGCACGATCAACCAAGTTGACGCACAGGGGCGGCTGCTCACGTTCGCTGACTTGACGTCGGATGGCATGGGCACACTTCGGTTCTGTCGCGAAAAGCTCAAGCCCTTACTGGCCAACCGGTTCCCGGGCATGAACGTCCTGATCATCGGTGACCCGGCAGGGCAGCAGCGGGCGCAGACGGACGAGCGTTCGGTGTTTGACATCTTGAAGCAGGAAGGCTTTCGGGTCATACCGGCCAAGACCAACAGCGTGGTAGCCCGGGTGAACGCGGTGGACAAGATGCTCACACGCACGGTCGATGGCAAGCCCGGTCATTTGATTGATCCGTGCTGTACAAAATTAATTGCTGCACTGCGAGGCGGATATAGGTATAAAATCCGCCAAAACGGTGAGGCGGACGATAAGCCCGAGAAAAACTCACATTCCCACATTGCAGATGCCCATCAGTACGCGTGTCTGCACGCTGATGGAAACGTCACAGGCGATGCTTGGGGCCGCAAGGCGGTCGAGGTTCACAAATCCAACTATGTATGGACGTGACACTTAGACTATGCCATAGTACATCCCATTCGCACAAAGTGACGCACATATGCAACTTGGCTTGAACATTACCAATTCGAATGCCCCGGGTACTGTTACCACGGGCGGTATGGTCACGATCAAATCTCTGAAAGCGCTGCAAGAAGAGCAGCGAGCGAAAGCCCAAGAGCAGAACTCCCAGCCTGTAGTGCAAGCCTTAGCTGGCTTCATTCGCAAGACGTGGATGAGCTCGATGATGGCCAAGCAGATGACTTCAGAAATCAAAATGCTCAAGTCTGTTCGCGCACGTCGCGGAGAGTATGACCCCGATAAGCTTGCTCAGCTTCGGGAGCAAGGCAGTTCCACCATCTACATGATGTTGACATCGAACAAGTGCCGTGCTGCATCGAGCTGGTTGCGCGATACGCTAGTTACGGCTGCTGATGAGAAGCCTTGGACTATCAAACCCGGGGCGATCCCTGATCTACCTCCGAATCAGGTTGAGTCCATCATGCAGCAGGCTCAACAGGAAGTACAGCAGTTGTACATGAACGGCACTCCGCCTACAGATCAACAAGTGCGCGAGCGTTTGCTTGAGATGAAGGACATGGCGATGTCCCACCTGAAAGACCTTGCAGGCCGCACAGCAGAACGCATGGAGGTCAAGATGACCGACCAGCTGCAAGAGGGTAACTGGTCAAAGGCGTTCAGCGATTTCATTGACGACATCACCACCTTCCCCTCAGCGTTCATCAAGGGCCCAGTTGTCCGTAAGCGTCCCAAAATGCAGTGGGTGCCTAGCCAGAATGGCCAGTACACGCTGAAGGTGCAAGACGAACTCTGCCTCGAATGGGAACGCGTTGACCCATTCAACATCTACCCCGCAGCTGACGCATCCACCGTTGATGACGGTGCGCTGATTGAACGCCACAAACTCCACCGCGCTGACTTGCAAGCCTTGATTGGCGTTGAGGGCTACAGCGACGGCGCCATCCGCATGGTGCTTGAAGAGTACGGCAAGGGCGGCTTGCGCGACTGGATTTACGTTGACATGAACAAGGCGGCTGCCGAGGGCAAGTCGACCATGGGCGTGCAGCAGAACCCATCGCAGTTGATTGACGCACTCCAGTACTGGGGCAACGTGCAAGGCCAGCTCCTGCGCGACTGGGGTATGTCTGAAGAAGAAATCCCTGATCCGTTGATGGACTACGCCATCGAGGCTTGGGTTGTTGGCCACTGGGTCATCAAAGCCGTTTTGAATCCTGATCCGCTGGGTCGCAAACCATACTACAAGGCATCGTATGAAGAAGTTCCGGGCGCGTATTGGGGTAACTCTGTTGCTGATTTGTGCCGCGATGCACAGGACATCTGTAATGCAGCTGCGCGTGCGCTGGTAAACAACATGTCCATTGCCTCGGGTCCACAGGTGGTCTACAACATTGACCGCTTGCCCCAAGGCGAGAACATCACGCAGATGTATCCATGGAAGGTCTGGCAAGTCACGAGTGACCCGATGGCTGGCAGTGCCCCGCCCATGCAGTTCTTTCAGCCGTCCAGTTTGTCGTCTGAGCTCATGTCTGTGTACGAGAAGTTTGCTACGCTGGCTGATGAGTACACGGGCATCCCCAAGTACATGACTGGCGAAAGCGTTGCAGGCGCAGGCCGTACAGCCTCCGGCATGAGCATGATGATGTCCAACGCGGGCAAGGCCATCAAGCAGGTGATCGCGAACATTGACGAGAATGTCATCCGTCTGGCCATCGAACGGTTGTATTTTTACAACATGCGCTACGGCGACGATCCAGATTTGAAGGGTGACGTCAACATCGTTGCCCGCGGTGCGACCTCGCTGCTGGTGAAAGAGCAGGCTCAGATGCGTCAGAACCAGTTCTTGCAGATCGCCCTGTCTAACCCGATGACTGCTCAGATCGTGGGCGTTGAGGGTATTGCAGAATTGCTGCGTCAGTCGGCCAAGACGCTGGACTTGAACCCAGACAACATCGTGCCGCCGATCGAGATCATCAAAGCACGTATGGCGCAACAGCAGCAACAGGCCATGGCCCAGCAGCAACAGCAAGCCATGCTCGAACAACAGGGCGGCCAAGCGCAAGCAGGCGGTACACCACCGAATGCCCGACCCGGTGCTACACTTGAAAATGGAGCCCCGGTCACAAATAACTTTGCTCCTATGAGCGGAGTTGGCTCTTGACAACAGTAAAATGTTGTTCATAATCGCATCAACCTAACGGAGTAATACTATGCAAGCAGTTAACCCAACCGATTCGCGCACTTCAGTCGGCGTCAACGGCAAAGAATACGCCCAAGTGTCTGCCAAGACCGACGGCATGTCTAAAGGCCCAGCCACTCAAGGCAACGGCGGCAGCGACGGCGGTATCTTTGGTACCCTGAAGCGCGGCGGCAGTGAGTTCGCTCAGATGTCTGCCAAGACCGACGGTCTCTGCAAATAATGACAGTGCGAGTTGACGAGCGCATAGCTCGTTGCCTTACACTATTGAAAACGCAAGAGTTCCAACCACTGGTAGAATTCCTGCAAAAGCAACACGCAGACACGCTGATGCGCCTGTGTGAAGCGAGAGATAAAGATGAAATGCTCCGGCTGCAAGGCCGGGCGTTGCAGGTTAAGGATTTCCTTGACCTTGTTGACGAAGGTAGCACTTTGTTGACTAAAACCCGCAGATGATGAGCTTACCCGCAAGGGCGCCCGGAATCAAAATTTAACCGTAGTAGCTGACCGTAAGCGTGAGTGGGCACACCGTAACTGGAGCCCTCCAGCGTAGTCGGAGCGAAGGAGATAGAAATGTCATTGCCTCGTGCTGTTCAACAGCAAGTTGAAGATGCTGATGCGCTTGTCGCTCAGTTAAGTGGAACCCAGCCTGTTGACCCGGATACTGGTGTACCGATTGCAAATCCTCAACCCGCCCCTGAGCCACAACCGCAGGATATTTCGCCAGAGCCAGAACCGAAGCCAGCGGTGTCCGAAGAAACGTGGGAACAGAAGTACCACACTCTGAAGGGCAAGTTTGATGCTGAAGTGCCGCGTCTGTATGCGCAAGTCCGTGAGATGAATGGCCAATTGAGCCAACTGACCACAGACCTCGCTGTAGCCAAAGCGCAGTCAGCCCAACCTGTACCGGCCTCGACTCCGTCTCTGATCACTGAACAAGACAAAGAAGCATTTGGCTCCGACCTGATCGACCTGATCGAGCGAGCAACTGAAGCGAAGATGGCGGGAAGCCGCAGTCTAGAAGCCAAGTTGACCGCAGAGATCGCCGAACTGAAGGGCAAGCTAGGTAATGTGACTGAGCGTCAAGTGGTGTCCGATAAGGATCGTTACGAAAGCGCTTTGACAAACGCAGTACCAGATTGGCAAACCCTGAATGTGGACCAAGGCTTTTTGAATTGGTTAGCGGAAGTGGACCCCGTTTACGGTATGCCCCGCCAATACGCGCTCACAAACGCGTACGAAGCACTGGACGCAGGCCGTACCGCCATTATCTTTAACCAGTACAAGAAGTCCGTAGCCCCACCAGCTCAGTCGAACAATCGTGCCGATCTTCAGCGTCAAGTAGCACCGACCCGCTCGCGTACGTCGCCAGCTCCTACGAACCCCAACGTGGACAAACGTGTTTATAGCCAACAGGATATTGACGCGTTCTACACTGAGTGGAGACGAGGATTCATCGACGAGGCAGAAGCGGTGCAGATTGAAAAAGATATCCATGCCGCCACCGTCGAAGGACGCATTCGCTACTAAGCAAGCAACCTAGACATGGCGGTTCAAACCGAACCGTTTTTTAACTGAAAGAGGACCTCCATGTCTACTATTACCGCAGCAGCAGCCTATCCCA